CTTTTGAAACATGTTCTTCTAAACATGTTCTTCTTTTGAAACATGTTCTTCTTTTGAAACATTTTCTTCTTTTGAAACATGTTCTTCTGAAACATGTTCTTCTTTTGAAACATGTTCTTCTTTTGAAACATGTTCTTCTTTTGAAACATGTTCTTCTTTTGAAACAGATTCATTACATTCATCTATTATTAAATGTATTAAATCATCGTTTTTTATTTTATTTGGAAATCTAAAAGGATTAATTTTTGTGGAAACATGTTTAAAGTTATTTTTTGCATCAATAGATAAAATTTCGCCATAATTATTTAACTCTTGAACTACTATTTGTTTTTTCAAATGTTCTATTTCTTTTTTTTTATTTTGATAAGCACCCCAACCTGTTGTTTGTGTTTGATTCATTTATATTAAATATGTTACTATATTTTTATATCCATTTACAAGTTTATTTAAATTTCAAACTTATAAAAGTCCGATTGCACTGTTCGGGTAGCATAAGATAATTCCGGATTTTGCGGTGGAGGAGCATCTATAGTTACAGGAATATATCGTAACACTTCAGGTTTAAGAACAAATGCATATCCGTTTTCATTGAAAAATATATCATTTTCTTCAATATTTGTGTCAATACTTTGATATCGCATTCCTAAAAGTTGGCAACCAGTTTCACGCATAACAATAGAACTAGGGTTTTCAGGATTGTCTCCCTTATCTGGCATTCCTATTGTCATATTTTGCTTGTTAAACTCAATTAATTCATTTAAATCATGCGAATATTTAATATCATAATAATGAAGTGCTCTCATAAATACAGAATTGCTTGTCATATTAACAAACTTGTAAAATTCAGCACATTCTAAAAATGCCGTATTACTTCTTTCAACAATGATGACAACTTTTCCCATTAATTTTTTCAATTCAACTGTTCCAAAATTTTGGCCGTGATATTCCGAATCATAATCTTTTGGCAACAATATAGAATCATAATTTTTCAATAGTTCTGCAAAATTCTGATACATGGACTGATTTGTGCTCTTAATTCGTAAATGAACAATGATTGGGTCCTGTGCGTTTGGTGCTGTTGAAGTAGCAAATGCATAATCACGTATTATATTCATTACGTCTCCAAAATATATGTAATTAAATGTTTCTTTTATATAATAACTATCGCTTGTCGAAGTAGCTACAACTGGTTTGTCATCTATAGAAAATATTTCAAAATCAAGACCTCTTACACCTTGCTTTAATAAGTATTTTAAATTGCAAGTGTCAACATAATCGTTTTTATAAGAACCGCCACTGCAACAATTATATGCAGTCTTAATATAATAATCTCTAAATAAATAGTTGAATTGTTCTGAATTATCGATTGATCTTATTTTTCCGTTTAAATCGCCATAAATTGCTCCCATTGTTTTACATTGCTTGCTTTGCAAACCGCTGTAATAAAAATAAAATAAAAATGCAATTAAAAGGATGATTAATGTAATTGCAACAACTAACACTGTAGCAGTTGATTCTTTCATCTGGGTAACCGAGTTTATTGCGTTGCTAATTGCTTTATTTGTTTCGCTCATATTATATTATAATAAAAATAAAATAATTAAATCTATCTATATTGCCTACCGTATTTCTACCGCATAAAATAATACCGTATTAATACGGTAACAATGATCATATTCCTAATATTTCCAAAAAGTATTTTCCTTTTTCTATTTTGGACAAAAAAAATGTCCAAAAATGAAAACCCAAAATACTTTTTGGAAAAAATATGCAAAAAAACGGGGTCAGACCATAATGCTCTAAAAATCATTTTTATTGCAAAAATATTTGTGATGCAATTGAAAAAAATGAATGAAAAAAGAACTTAAGCATAATTTTCTGTTGATAAAATATGGCAACGGATGGCAACATTTCGGCAACCAAAATATGCTTCAAATTTTACTGTAATTTGTGTGACTATGGAACATGTAAGAAAAGCAGTTACATCAACCATTGTAACAGCATAAAACATAAAAAGCATAATTTGGGGCATAATGGCAACGTTTTGGCAACAGAAATATGCTGCTCAACTTATATTTGTGAAAAATGCGACCGCAAATATAGAGACCGAACTGGATTATGGAAACATAAAAAGAAATGCAATACTGAAACTAACACTAACAATAATGTTACTGAAGTAATTCATGAAGTAATTAATAAAGACAATTTAATAAATATGTTAGTTACACAAAACAAAGAACTAATTGAACTACTTAAAAAATGCGACCGCAAATATAGAGACCGAACTGGATTATGGAAACATAAAAAGAAATGCAATACTGAAACTAACACTAACAATAATGTTACTGAAGTAATTCATGAAGTAATTAATAAAGACAATTTAATAAATATGTTAGTTACACAAAACAAAGAACTAATTGAACTACTTAAACATGGAATGATTAATAACAATATAAATAATAATAATATAAATAATAACACTACAAACATTGAAAATAAAACATTTAATTTAAACTTGTTTTTAAATGAAACATGCAAAAATGCGATGAATATTTCTGATTTTGTTAGTTCTATTCAAGTTAACTTAGAAGATTTAGAATACACTGGAAGACAAGGTTATATTCAAGGCATTTCCAATATCATTTTAAACAACTTGCAAAAATTGGAACAACATGAACGACCATTGCATTGCAATGATTTGAAACGAGAAATATTGTATATTAAAGAAAATAATAAATGGGAAAAAGAAAAAGACAATAAACCAATACTAACAAAGGCAATCAAAACAATTGCCAATGAAAATATAAAACAAATTAAGTTTTGGAGAGAAAAATATCCTGATTGCACAGACTCCGATTCAAAGAAAAACAATTTGTATTTAAAAATTGTTAGTAATTCCATGAATGGACTAACAGAAGAAGAAGGACATAGAAATATTGATAAAATCATTAGCAATGTTGCTAAAGAGGTTATTATTGATAAATTATAATTATAAATACGTTTCATACTTGAACTTTCTAAAAGTTAAGTTTAATCTACTGCCCTTTTCCTCCTTATTTTGCAACAAACAATGTTCATAATTTTCCTGACACCCCCTATCCATTATCAACAAACTACCTGATTTTAATGACACACTTGTTAGCATTTCTTGGTCTCCCTTGTTTCTAAAACAAAACTCTCTTTCTGCCCCAAAACTAAAACTCGCAATACATTCTATGGTTCCTTTCTCTTCATTATCTGAATGCCAACCAATAAAATTTTTGCCAGATGAATAATAATTTGTTAAACATATATTAAAATCATAATCGGATACGCCTTTTAATAAACAAATTAATTGTTTTAGTTCATCTGTAAATCTATGAACTAACACGTCTTTGCCCCATATTGTTGGCAATATATAATTATCTGCGATTGTTTCATCTATAAATACCATAGTTTTTCGTCGTAATTTATATAAAGCGCCTTCAGTTGTTTCTACACGCGGTATAGGTTCATTAACAATAATATTTTCTATTTCTTTCATTATTTTGTTAGTTAGGTGTTCATCAACAAAGTTGTCATAATAAACAACTGTTGCGTTAGGTAAGCCTAAATTCATTAATATAATACAAGTTTTATCTTTAAATTGTATTGATTTAAAGTTAAACTAACAAATAATATAAGATGGTAAAACCAGTTTATATTATTGATTTAAGAGTTGATTGGAGACTGTTATCAGAAAATCCAAATGCAATACATTTGTTAGAACAAAATTTAGATAAAGTTGATTGGTATTGGCTATCATATAATCCAAATGCAATACATTTGTTAGAACAAAACGTAGATAAGATTTGTTGGCATTTGTTATCACAAAATCCAAATCCAAATGCAATGCATTTGTTAGAACAAAACTTAGATAAAGTGAATTGGACAATGTTATCAAAAAATCCAAATGCAATCCATATATTAGAAAAAAACGTAGATAAAGTTGATTGGTATTGGCTATCAGAAAATCCAAATGCAATCCATATATTAGAACAAAATCTAGATAAAGTTGATTGGTATATGTTATCAAAAAATCCAAATCCAAATGCAATCCATATGTTAGAACAAAACTTAGATAAAGTTGATTGGACATGTTTATCAATTAATCCAAATGCAATACATTTGTTAGAACAAAATTTAGATAAAGTTCATTGGAATTCCTTATCAATTAATCCAAATGCAATACATTTGTTAGAACAAAATTTAGATAAAGTTGATTGGTATTGGCTATCATATAATCCAAATGCAATACATTTGTTAGAACAAAACGTAGATAAGATTTGTTGGCATTTGTTATCACAAAATCCAAATCCAAATGCAATGCATTTGTTAGAACAAAACTTAAATAAAGTTAATTGGCGGGCATTATCAAAAAATCCAAATGCAATGCATTTGTTAGCAAAGTTAGATTATAATCGAATGCGTTTAAATAATCAAAACTTCGTCCAAGAGTTGGTTGCTTATATATGCAATCCCAATTGGATTCAGAAATGTGCTACACGATTAAATATGGAATTTGATGAATATCAAGATTTACTAATAGAATGTAATGTGATTTAACGATGTCCGTAAAATCGGCCTACATTTCCTCTTCGTTCAATTTGTTTTTTGCACGCGTTTAATTTATCCGCAGCATACTTATACTTATGTGTATATTTGTCTCTTGAAGCCATTTCAGCATTATTGTTTAATGCAGTATTAATAGTATCTGTTAAATTAGTATCCTCTTTAGTCCATGCATAGTCAAAATTTGACGATAGATAATCAGTGTCAGTTCTAAAAATAGAATTAGGAATGTCACTAAGTTTTCCAATATATTGTCGTCCCCTTAGAGAGTTTATTTTTTCATCTTTACAATTAAAGTTATTAAAAGTATCATCATCACTGGTTCGGTTACGTGTCCTAACAACGTGATGAGAATAGGATTTCTTGTTTCTAGCCCAATCTTTATTACGTCCGGATTTATAATTTTCAAGTGGGGAATAATCAACTTTAGGGTGTGTTTTGCCCATATAAATATTATTTATAATTTGTGTTTAAATACTTTTTTAGAAAGTATATAGTATATTTTGTATTTACTCCCACTTTTGATTTTAGGGAGTAAAATGACTTAATTAAAGGAAAGGTTCGGAAAACCATCGGTTTTCTGATAATTAAATTATATTATGATGAATAAGTAATTAAATATACTATTATAATATAATTAAATGCCTGGAGGTATAATGAATTTAGTTTCAACAGGTCAACAAAATATTATACTAAATGGAAATCCTTCAAAATCCTTTTTTAAAAGCACATATCATCAATTTACCAACTTTGGATTACAAAAATTCAGATTGGATTTTGACGGTGCAAAGACCTTACGATTATCAGAGCCTTCCACATTTACCTTTAAAGTTAAACGTTATGCTGATTTATTGATGGATTGTTATTTATCTGTTGCTTTACCAAATATATGGTCACCGATCCTTCCTCCGCAACAGGTTACCGAGCAAACGACCGCACAAGGTTTAGGAAATATAGAACAATGGGCTCCATATGAATTCAAGTGGATTGAAAATATAGGAGCCAAAATGATTTCAAAAATAAGCATAACTTGCGGTAATTTTTTACTACAAGAATATTCAGGCGATTATTTATTAGCATCAGTTCAGCGCGATTTCAACGCAATTAAGCTGGATTTATTTAATAAAATGATAGGAAATGTCCCAGAACTAGTTGACCCAGCGAACGCGAATTCTCGAGTCAATTCGTATCCAAATGCTTATTACACGGAAAACTTAGCGGGTCCAGAGCCGTCGATTAGAGGTCGCATTTTATATATTCCATTAAATAGTTGGTTTGGGTTGAAATCACAAATGGCGTTTCCATTAACATCGTTGCAATACAATGAGTTGCATATACATGTGACATTTAGACCTATAAATGAATTATTTGTAATACGCGATGTGTTTGATGCAACTAACAATTATCCTTATGTTGCTCCC